TTATAGTACTCTTTTCTATTTTGTTTTAATACAAGTCTATAGTTTGTAGCCCATGATGGTGGTTCATGCTTAATCTCAATCTGTAAACTATTTGCTTTATCAGATGCTGATGGTGGAATATAAACAGAATTACTTAATTGATTTCCAGCATTACTAAGTGCAGGTGTCAATACTGTAGTCATTCTTCCGTACTCATCAGTATACACAATCCCTACCTCGTAGTCTCTATCACTTCTAAATGATCTTTTTGGATTATTTCCTAATATTGATTCAGAGAAATAATTTACAGTAAAGTTTATATTTATATCAACCTCGTTTGCATTTGTTATATTTCTAAACTGAAGGTAGTTTCCGTATATCAATCTGTTGCCAATAATATCTTGTCCTAATGCCTTTAGCGGAACATTATCAAACAATCTAGTTACCTGTTCGTTTGATAGTGTGGTGTATATCTTGTTATTTCTAAATGTAAATGAGTATGAAGTATTGTCTTGAATAGACAACTTGTCTTTATCAAAGCTTTCAATCACCATGACGTTTAAGCTTCTAGTATCTCTAACTAGAAGTTGTATCTCTTTTACAAATTCATTTCCAGTTTCAAAGTGAATATCTATTAAGTTTTTTCTATTCACCATGCCAAGGTTGTCTCCAGTTTCATAGTCTATAGCAAAAGCGCCAGCTTCAAATCCAACTGCTGAGAATGGCGACATTGAGCTATACTCATTGTCTACGTACTTGTATCTATAGCTGAAATATACAAACTTTTCTTTTAAGTTTGTAGAATCTGGGCTATTGTTTTGAGTCATTGATATGTACGGAGCGTTTAATGGAGGAGCCATTATAACGCTAATATCATCAGCAATTGACGGATCATCAGCAGTATATCCCTTGCATCTATTAATATTTATTCTTCTTGGAGCATTATAGTTATCTGTCCAAAATAAGTAATTGTTTCCGTCTTGTCCCTCTAAATAATTTATCCCAGTAACAATATAGTTAGAGTTAAAGTTAAGAGGACTTCCTGGACTTGGCTTAGAGCATTGTAATACTCTTGTTGTTTGACCACTTTGAATGTTGTATTCAAAGATACCGTCAAATTGATCGGTTGTTACAAGCCAGTATATTAATCCTTTTGGCTCGTATGCAACAGCGCCAATAACAATTGGATTTGATATTACTTGAACATTTACAGCTGAAGATATATTACCCTTTAACGAGTTTCCGTATGCGTTCTGAATAGCACCAACATCACCAGATGCGTAACTATTTACAGTTACGTTTTCTGCTGAAATATACGTACCATTAGGCAATAACCTCTCATCGAGGTCTTGATTCATGACTCCTTTCTGAAATGTTCTACTAATGTCAGCCATAATTATTTAATCCATTTATCACGACCTCTAAGACTCATTAATAGTCTAGATGGATGAATATTACTTAATCTAATCTTTGCGTTTCTTAGATTGGCAGATTTCTCGTCCTTAGCTCTTTTAACAATATACTCTTGAACGCCTGTTTTATTATTTAGAACAGCCCACTTTAAGTATGAGTATATGTACTCCTCAGCTAGTTTGTTAATGCTTATTAAAGAGTCATCTCCGTTCTCCATACCGTCAGAAACATATTCTAACACGATCTTGCCATATTCAACTCCAGTGCTAAAATCAATGACACCTGCTGCCTTGTTGATTGTGAATCTAGGGTTACGATTCGCGTCTTCTGTGTTTAAACCAAAACGACCTCCAATGTTGTAACCAAAGTACCAATCACCCTCAAATGACCATCCATAGTAACCGTTGTATGGCCCAGCACCAGTGTATAACTGCTTATCTTGTCTTAGTATATCAAGCTTAGATGTGCCAGTAACAACCTCACCATTTGAATCAAAGATAATATCTAAGTTATTATCTTGAAGGTACGCAGTTGCAGTTATTGCATTTCTACTCTCAACTAACGGAATCAAAACATTCCCCTTTAAAACAGATATTCTAACATAGTTAACGTAGTCTGGAGGAAGCACCATCTTTAGCTCTTCACCAAGCTCTAGCTCCATAACCTTAATGTTTCTAAGAGCGTCATAGTTTATCTCTTGTATAGCTCTTTTTGCATGAAACCTAACATTATATATGTCAACATTATTAACTAACTTATCGTTACCTACATACATCAACATAAAGTTATTTATTAAGTCCTTTAATGTAACGTACTGATAACTACCCCAGTTAGCATCTTGAGGATTCGTCCCGTTATTAGTGTAGTACTGATAGTTAGTTATATATGGCATCTGTTATTGTGTTTGTTGTGCTGTTTGTACCTCTTCTGCCTTAGCGTCTTGAACCACTTCTGACTCTCTTATAGATAGACCAGCATATTGTAATATCTTTGAAACAAGATTAGGGAACTCCTCATATGGTATCTCAAAGTCTTGATAACTTAAGTTTGTATTATCAAATATAGGTTCACCTCCAGATATAGTGTTATAAGTCCAAACTGGATCTTTAGGATACCTAACGTATCTTATCTGAACATTGCTTGGAGCAGTGGGGCTAGGTGTAGATAATGGATTCATCAATGAGTTCGGATAAACTGTCAATGAACCAGGGGTAGATCCAACGGCAGGATCTGACGTAAGAATATATGCTGGATAACTAGCTGTAGGTGCAGTTAAGTTTGAGTTAATAAGATTTAATATCTTACTATGATCAACCCTATCTACCTCTACGCTATTATTATATATTATTTTTTCTATGTAATAACAATCTACAGGCATGTCTAAAACACCACTTACTGAGTTATACTGCATTGTCTGATATTCAGATAGTCTATCTATTGTTTCTGAAAGTCTTTTAGCAATATTTGAATACCCTTCACCATGGTAACGAGCATTCTGTTTGATTATAGCATTGCTATATTCATACATATACTTTTGGAATATATCTAACTGCGCCTGTCTAGCATAAGTATTGAACTCCATAGGAGTAATATAACCCCTATTGTCTTTGTTCAATATAAACATAACGTTGTTACGAACTTCGTTGATCATGGAAATGCTTTTTACAAAGATAAATAAAAAAAGGCACTTTGTGAGAGTGCCTTTCTTAATGATAAGTAGCTATTATTAAGCAATAGCAATACCAGATACTGCAAATGGTAAACCAGATACATCATAAGCTGGTTGAGACCATGCTGTTTGTAATGCAGCAATAACTGCATTTTGAATAGCATCTCTCATTTCTTCTGATCCTGCTCCATCAGCAGCATGAGTAATTGTTGTTACTTTACCACCACCATAGGTGATAACAACAGTTGTTGTTGAGCCTTGCTCGATCAATTTAATGTCAGTGCAAGATACTAACTGATTTTGCTCAGAAGTAACGGGGATAGATAAAAACTTTTCCATTTTGTAAAAAATTAATGGGTGAATAATAGCACAAATATACTAATTTTCAGAGAATTTATTTTCCAAGAATTTATATAGATCTAATCCTTCTTCTGATTGTAAGTAAGCAGATAATAAGTATACTGGATCATCACCAAATGGAACAGTAAGGAGTTTTTTCTTATTGTCTTTTAGATTATAAAATATTTCTTTTTTATTGTTTCTAAATGCCAAATATCCATCAGACAATGCTCTAGCAGCATAGCTAGTAACTTTAATAGAAGGATCATTTACTGCCTCCATAAAGTCTTGAGGATATCTCTTAGCATATAGCATCATATCTCTTCTGATTTCAGATACTTTCATTGAATCTACAGATCCTCCTAATAACAATCTAGCAATTGGCTCAATTTCTTCAAATGGCATTTCTCTTGCAATTAACTGAGCATCAAGAATATCATACATTTGCTTAATCTCTTGTTGAGCGTCTTTTTCTTGATCAAACTCATAGAATTCTACTCCATTTCCAGGATGATAATGCAAGAATTCTTGAAGAACTGGATTGTTCTTAGGGACAATTAATGTTCCATCTTCAAAGATTATAGGCTCAATTATAACATTATCACCTTGTTCATCTTGAAATGGTGAGTTTGCATTTCTAGCATAACGAAGAGGTCTATTTGTATTTGTCTCTTCATCATAATATAATAATCTTGTTCTTGGAGTATCCCTTGAACAAAGGAAATAAGTTAATGGACTTTTACCATTTGTTAAAAGATATGTTCTATCTTTTGGTTCTAGCACAGATTTTCTTGTTGTTTTCATTTGATATAATTTAATTTATTAATAATAAAAAGGGAGAGGCGCTAGGCCCCTCCCGATTTTTTCAATTATCCCTTGAAGATAACGAAGTTGTTAGCACCAAGTGTACAAAGCGCTCTTTCAGACAAGAAGTTAACTTGCATTGCATCAAGATCGCTAGTTGCAGCACCACCAGCTGAACCAGTCATCCAAGTTTTGTATCTACGATCTTCAGCTTCTGAAGCTCGGAAACGAACGTGTAAGAATGGTCTTCTAGCGTTTTTACCAAGTACTTGATCGTAAACAGTCATTGTTCCAGCAGGAACTAATACACCGTTAACTACACCTCCAACTAAACCTCCACGAAGAGTTGCATCGTTAAGATATTTCCAGTCAGTTTTGTAGAACTCATATCCTCTTTTGAATCCAGAGAAACCAAGGTTTAATGCCATCTCCTCACTGTTATCAAATAAACCGTAAGATGTACCACCAGCTCCGTAAGAGTTTTGAGCAGCCAACATATCATCGATATCGAAAGAGAACTGACGATTCAAGAATAATACGTTTTCAGCGATAGCACCTTGTCTATCTAATCTTTGAATAATAGTATCAAAGTCAGCCAATGAAGATGGGTTACCACCAGACCACATGTTACCTCTACTCTCAATAGCATCAAATAAACCTTGAGTACCAGCAGCTGTAGAACCAGCAGTTGTAGAACCAGTTGCAGGGACAGTATTAGGAGAAAGGTAAGCTAATGCATCAGAACCAGCTTGAGCAGGAACACCTTCAACCATTGCCATTTCAAGATAGTCCTCAAAACGTAAACGAGTTTCGTGCTCTGACTTCATGTACCATAAGTATCCAGTAGCTCCATTTTCTGTAGTTACTTCAACCCATCCAACTTGAGCCATATCAGAACCAGATACAGTGTAAGTATCTTTAATGATAATTGGTTTAACATCAAAGAATAGATCTTCAGCCTCTAAAGATCCTACCATTCCAGCGTCTCCTTTTCTAAACTCAGAACCATAAACAAATACAGTTACAAGCTCAGTAGTTTGAGTAAATGGAGAACCAGATGCATTGTAAAATTTAACAGTAAATGTACTTCCGTTTGCGGCAACTGCACTAATAACACCTTTAGCAGAGTGTGCAGCTACTGATTGAGAAGAAATAAATACTGTCTGATTTACTCTAAAGTTACATACAGTCGCAGGAACTGTAGTAGGCATTGTAAATAAAGCTGTATCAGTTCCAGCAGGATCTGTTGGAATAACGTTAGTGTATTTAGTGTGTAAACGACCTTGCTCTGCCCATTTGATCATGTCAGAGTTAGTAGGAAGTTCAGCACCAACCATACGCAAGAAAGATGCGATTGATCTGTTTCCGTAACGCTCAAATTCTTGCTCATAAGTATCAGGAAGATACTGATTTAAGAAGTTGAAGTTTGTAATATAATTTGAAGACAATGTTGCCTTCACTGCGCTTGGTGTAATTTGTACACCTGGGCTTAATGCTAATGTACCAGCCATTTTTTGAAAATTTAAAAGTTTAACGTTTTTTAATTACTAATCTACTTCCTCTGTCTGGATCTATTACTCTAATCTTAACACCATCATTTGGAGTTACTTGTGTTGCCTGTCGAGTCATGTCAATGTTTTTAGACTCTTTAGCTACAGTACCTACTGCGTCTGCCATTCCTTTTTCATAGAAAAATTTGGCAAACTTATCTGGGTTTTTGGCTATCACAATAGAACGGTGGAAAGCTTCAGCATCTGCAAGGTAACCATCATCATCCAAGAACTGTGAAACAAAGTTCTTTAAATCATTCTGTTCTTGCATTAAGGCTTTCGGATCTCCTGGCTTGTAAACTAGCTTTTTATTTTCATCTATATTAAACTTGAAACCTTCAAATTTGTCAGAGAAAAGTTCTTGAGTTTTATTTGAGAAGAACTGAGACCTTTTTGCGTTTTCTTCCTCCATAGACTTGGAAGATTCTTTATATCTCTTGAAAGCATCATAAGTGTCTCTTTCTTCCTGTGGAACAAATGTTTCCCTTGACTCAAGTGGAACTATGTATTGTTCTTTAAGGTCGTTAAAGTACTTCTTAGCTTTTGAGAGCTCTTTTTTCTTTGCTAATTTTTTCTTCTTGATTTCTTTTTCATCATCGAAGTCTTCATCATAAGCAAAACGATCCATTACATCGAACTTTATGTCCTCTGGTTCTAGATCTGGATTCTGCTCACGCTGATATTCAAAAAGCAAAGAGTCTTCGTCCATTTCATCGTAGTTATTATTCAAGCGAATAAAATCTTCGATTCCACGTCCTGTTTCTTTTTTATACTTAAGGAATGCAGAAACATCTTCTGGAAGATCTTCGTTCTGTTGTCTCTGCTCAAATAACTCATCCAAGTTACTGATTTCCTTGTTGTATCTTTTACCAATATATGAAAGAACTTTATTATCGTCAATTTCGTCAACAACTGTTGGCGTATTATCATCTGTAATAATAGTCTCCACTGTATCATTAGAAGTATCTACTGTTTCTTGTTGTACTTGAACAGTGTCAACTGTATCAGTACTTAAAGAAACACCAGTAGTATCTTCGTGTTGCTTTAGTAGTTGTTCTTCTACCTCAGCTACAGACTTTTCTTCAAAATCTACAGCCCTTACTTTAATTTCTTGATCCATTGTTATTTAATTTAATTTTTACAAAGTTAATAAATAATTTATTATTCGTTTTCGTAGAACATTGCCTGTGAATCCTCGGTATGCCACTTCTCATATCCTTCACAGTTAAAGTACTCACTATTGACTAAATAGTCTGGCTTTTCTGGGAATGGTTTTGTAACAAAAGATGGCTCAGACCATTTTATTCTATTGTTAGGTTGCAACGCTATTTGTCCATTGTCTAATAAAATAATATGATGAGACTTATGCTCTAGCGCATCTTCGGCTAATGATAGATCTGTGTTAAAGTCATTTGATCCCCAGTTTATTGTTGCATAGTAACTTCCGCTATACCACTTACGATCTTTCATGTATACATCAACCTTAGTATCGTAAACATAAGATAAATGTAGAAGCGTAAAGTTATAAGAGAAACAATTCCATATCTGAAGATAATGAAACGGAAGGTCTGGATCTGGAGTTTTAGGCTCAGTCAATAATGCGTGAGATGGCAGCTTGTCTCTCATTACACCATTCTCAAGCAGAACTTGAAACAATGCGGCCTGACCAGGCATACATCTTACAGACATTATTACCCCAGGAGTAAACTCACCATGACCCTTAGTAAACTGATACATGTACTCGTTCCTTACGAATACTTTTAATGGAAAAAAATTATGCTCTATATATGCCATAATTAATTACCGTATCTATTTTTTATTCTTTTAGTAATTGGAATGTTTACGCCTAGTGTAAACGTAGTTTCTGGTTTATATCCAGTTCCAGCACTTTGGTCAATATTAAAATTAACTGGACCTTTAGATAAAGTCACTCCATAATTAACATCAAATCTATTTTTATCTGCATTACCAGATACATATGGTTCAATATTTAACTTAGATCTAGTTGTTGTTTTTGTTGTTCTTTTCATTATTATTATTTAGGTCCAAAAGATTCTAAATCAAATCCATCAAGAGAGTCTTCTGTACTTTCAAAATCAATTGGAGGAAGATTATTCTTTCTTTGGTTTATAAGCTCTGACTGTCTAGATGCCTGTATGTCGACTCTTTTGTCTTTTGCTTTTTCTTTATCCTCATCTCTTTTCTTTAACTGATCTGCCTCCATGCCCTTAAGCTGCATGTTGTACTGGAACTCAAGATCCATTAGCTGTCTCTTCATTTCAACCTCAGCCTGCATTTTCATTATCTCGTAGTTAGCCTCAGCCTCTTTGATTTGAATTTTACTTTGAGCCTCCATCTGTAAAAGTTGAGCCTTGGATTCAGCAGCAGCTTGCTGAGACTGCATGTTAGTCTGCATCTGCATTTGGAATTCCATCTGCTTGTCCTGCTGTTGCTTCTCCATTCTTTTCTTTCTCTTCATCTTAAGCAACTCATTGGCCAACTTAATGTTCTTGATGTTTCGAATATCGATGGCATCCTCTAGGTCAATTGTTTGTTGTTGTAGAGCAACTTGAATGTTTGCCTCAAGCATTTGTCTTTCATCCTCATCTGGATCAAGATCAATAAATATTCCGAAGTCAAATAAATATAAGTCTCTAATCTCTTCGAGAATAGTCATGTTATACTTACCAATTTGCATAGCAAACTCTTCAGCAAAGTCAGAGTATTCTAGTATATCTGCAACTCTAATTGATACGCACTCGGCTAATCTTTTTGTAATATTAAGATTTCCTTCTAAGATGTGTCTAGTGGCAGTGTTTGAATTCATGGCTGCCATCTTTTGAATACCAACCAATGCATCTGGATGTGTCATGCTTCCATCTCTTGCCTCATTAACACCCGTCACATCTCTAATCATATTTAGATAGTGGTTGTAGTTATTAATCAAGGATGACATCTTAGCTTGACCACTGTTTGTGCTTAATTCTTGAATTGGAATTCTAGCATTGTTAAACTCACCGTCTTGAGTATAGCTTCTACCAATAACACTACCTGTTTGGAAGTAAAGCTTTAATGCATCCTCTGGATTATAAGCAGCACCAGTACCAAGATCAACCTCATTAATACCATCAGCATCAATAAATACACCATCTGGAACTACTCTTGCAGTTACCTGTTGTAACTTTAAATGTGTTAACTGAATCTGATCGGCAAAAGGTATCATTCTTCTTACCAATGACTCCATTGCTCCCTTATACATTCTTGGAGCAAATGCAACATAGTTTGGATATGCTCTCTGAGATGCTGACTTTGGACGAACCATATTACGCATCATCTCCCACTTAAGGATAATGTTTGTACCAGCTACAATAACACCTTCATACCAAACATCTCTAACTGCCTCAACTCTTTCAAATGGCATTCCATCTTCCATTGGTGGATTAAACTCGTCACCCTTTCTAATAACTCTCTCTCCACCATTCTCAAGTAATTTCTTTTTCCATACAAATTTCTTGCTTGCCTTGTAGTTAAAGTATATAAGAGTTACAATCTCATTTGTAAAGTAATCGTCTTGATAGTTTCTAATAATAGGGAAATACGTATACCAAGCAGCACTACTATTTCTGATCTCGTTTAGTTGCTCATCAGTTAACGTTGGATCAATTTTAAGAACCTCAGTGTAGTGCATCTGCTTAACCTCACCAAAGTAGTAACAATCAGAAAAGTCATTCTTTTCTGTATAGCTATGAATCCAGTTAGCTGGATCAACATAGTCTACCTTAAGTCCATCATTAACTAAAAATGAATGCTTAACAACAGACACACCTATGGTAACTAAATCATAGTTCATTAGTTTTCTAAGTTCATCGTATCTGTTCATCTCAAATACAGTATCAATAGCTACCTCGTTAGCTATCTCAATACTTGGCTTGTACTTGATCTGCATGTATAGCTCTAGCTCTTCATCAGTGCTAGGAAGTTCTTCTGGATCAACGTTAAAAGCATCTACTCCGAACTGCTCTTTTGTCATTGTCAAGAAATCCTTAGCTATCATGTCAGACTCGATCATCTCCTGGAATATGTTCTTACGCTCGGCAGACATTACATCTTGAGCTTCAGTTCTAACCTTGAATAATCTGTCAGACATTCCGTTGACAACAACATCAACAAACTTAGGTATAATAGGAACTGGTGTCCAGTCTAAGTTCATCATAGACATGTCACCATTAATAGCTAATTCATCTTTATATTTTTGGACTGGTTGTTGTCCACGAGCATAAAGTCTAAGTCTATGGTACTCACCCCATTGATCATAGAATCTACACGTATTGTTCTTTCTCTTAAACCACTCTCCCTCAATGGCTTTACCGATCTTCAAACCATATTCAGCGGTTTGCTTCTCTTCTTCCGAAACCATTTGGCTTGGGAACGGGTTTTGGTATATGATAACAGATGGTTTCTCCATTCTATTCTATAATTTTGCTTTGACTGCCTTGATTGTTATATCTTACAAATTTAATACTAATTTTTGATTCTTTTCTCTCTGGAGTAAACATATGCTTTCTGTTTGCCATAATAGCCAAACCAGAACTAATTGAAGCATCATATTTTGTACGATTATTAGGATCAAATCTAGCCCAATCTTCTAAAGTTTTGTTAAAATACATCGAACCAATAGTATCTGGATCTCTGTATGTTCCTTCAATATCAAAGCCAACGTATTCCTCTATGTAAGACTCTATACAAGATGCGTGTGCTTGTCTTACATCCTCGCTTGAGTTAGGTATTCCACCAATCTCTAGCTCCGTCTTTGACATTTTATTTAAATTTCTGTCGGGTCTATTCATAGAGAACCCCCTGTATCCTCTATTCTTAAAGTGATACAACAATCTGGCCTTGTTGTTCTCTGCTAGTATAGGCATCCCATAAAAATGACAAGCCATTAAAACATCCTCAAAAAATATCTCAGCAGTCTGAGGTCTAGCTATGTACTCTAGAAAGAATTCATTTGTTGGCCCGTCAGACATATGGAACGTTGTCATACCATGGAGAGCACCGTTAGAGCCACCTCCTCCAACAACTCCCGATATGTCATAAGGGTCACAACCAAACGCTCCCATGTGCTCATTACCTGGATATTTCTTCCCATTTCTTGTTACAACATTATTTCTTAAATTTGGCTTTGGTATCCAAGACACCAAGAACCTACCATTTTTATCTGGTGTCCATACAGCCTCTGTATCCTTCTCACCGTTCTTCCAGTGGAAGTAACCTCTAGTTAAGAACTTCTCTTTAATTAGAGAGTCGTTATAGTCGATCTGCTGGTATATCTTTGTTAGATTGAACACAGACTGCTTAGACTCGTCTCTAAATGCGTGAGACTCTGTTCTGGGGAACTGTCTGTAGAACTCATTAAGTGCATCAGAGTCTGACTTCAGTGCGCTCACCTCGTTGTTCCACCATGTAACAACTCCCATCTCAATCTTGTTCCCGTCTATACCAGTTACTGGTTTTTCTGGATTGTCAAAAACTGGCCATCCAAACTCATCTATGTACCCCTCAACGTTCCACTCCATAGGTATGAACAAAGAATAAAGTCCACTCTTTGTCTCATGGTTAGCAGATCGTTGAGATACGTTGCTATCGTTGTACAGCTTCTTAAAGTTCTCACCACCCTTTGGCAGTGCGTTAGACGTAGAACCCATCATACACTTACCAATAACTCTTGCACCTAATCTCAAACAAGTCTTGGTTACCCTCCAGTTGTTTAATATGTTCTCTGGCTTCTCCCACTTACCACTTTCATCGTGAACAAGCAGAAGCAACTTCTCACCATCGTAGCTGTTGTCTGCTGTGTTCTTCCAGTCAATTGTCGTGTCAAGACCCTCAATATCCTCAGTCTTCTCCTCGTCCATGTTCTTTCTAGTAATCTTACTAGCTGGAACTCGGAACGCCAACTCGGTCTTTGGATTGTCCATACCGTCCTGTATTGGCTTGAAGAAGAAAGGATAGTTTCTAATTATAGGAACAACCTTGTCGGTAAACATCTTCTTGGCATCGCTACCAGTCTTTGATAGTATACCTATACGAGAGTCTCTAACTATAGTACCTGTGTTACATGTCTCGGCAGAGCTCATGAACGAGAACCCAGAACGTCTGTTCTTTAGGTAACACATACCAAACGATCTGGTGTCAGCCTTGCATGCCTCCCAGTAGATATAAAATATCCTGTTTGATTCCCTAAAGTCTGGTAGACCAATGTCTATCTTGGTCCACTGCAAGTACATGTAGTGAGTACCAGTAATGTATGTTGGCTTACCATTATTTATAAACCAAAACCCATTATCCCTTCTATCAAACTCCTGCTCAATATAGTCAACGTATTGAATCTTAAATGCGTTGTCTCTTCTGTTCCAGTCGAATATACTTTTTATTTTTTGAAGCTCTTTTGGATACTCTTTAGATTGCCATCTATTTCCCCTGTTTTCAACTTTTTCTGGAACTGATGGTAGGGCTACCTTTAGTCCGCTTATGTTGTATATGTCACCTATCGTACCATCTTTCGATATAACGACAATGTCATATTCCTTATTATATCCATACTCCCAGTTCTTTCTCTTATTCTTGTTAGAGATTATTGACTTGCTAACGCAGTCTTCAAGAACTGTATATAGATTATTTTCCATTCTTAGCTTTTGCCCTTACTTCTGCAAAACCAGACTTACCAAAGTCTACTTGAGCAACGGCAGGCTGATTATCTCTGTTTTCTTCTTCGTCAATCTTTCCTAACATGTACAACGCATCCTCAAACGCTAGTCTCTTTGCAGATGCAGCATTCTTTAACTTATCAGCAGATATGTCGTCCTCTGCATGAGTTATAATAGGTTCCTTTAGTACCTTTATAAGTTCATCAACAGCAATCTTTGCTGCATTAATAAGTTCTATTTTTTTAGACATATGTTCTTGTTGTACATTCTATATAATATCTCTCCGTCTATTCTAAACTCATACTCGCTATCTGGAGCAAATGCAACAATATCTCCTTTACTAACATCTTCTAGCATTTCATTAAAGTATACTAGCTCACCCCATAACTCTTCTCTTGATCCAGTGCTAGATATAATCTTGTCTTGATTATCTATTGGTCTAACAAAGCAGTATGGATATGGCGAACACCACTCGCCATTTGGATCCTTATAAAGATATAACTGCTCAGAATCTATAATGAAGTAATCATCAAACAAGTGATGCCAGCTACTCTTTTGGTTACCCTTCATGTCATAGTAAAACTTAAACACGTTATGGTGAACAACTACATGGTCACCACTCTTTATAGGTCCATTATAATACGTTGGAACAGAAACAACCACACCGATTCGATTTGATACAGTGTGGTCTTCCTGGGACGAACTTATAATAAAATCAACGTCACCATACTTACGTATATTGTCGTAACGCCTATCATTATAAGGTTTAATTATAAAGTGATATGGAGACTTCATCAGAAATCTATGTTATACTCAATAGATATTGGCATTGAATAAGAGAAACTTTTCCACTTTACTATCTCTTTATCGCGATTTACGATATATATAGATATTGATGAGTCTGCTTCCATCAAAATTGTGTCAATGGAACCGTTTCCTCTTAGAACATCTTGTCCAACTACATAGTGCATAGATTTCATGTAGTCTGGGCCTATCGATATTTTTCTAATTATATTCACCTGTTTGAAGATTGATTTTAATGTCTCCGTACTTGGACACTAACTCATCTTGAAACTGAGATAAATCAAAAGCAGATGTTTCTAGATTAGCTAATGATGCCATCTTTTGGCTTTTCATTCGTTCGAATGATACCTCGATGTCAGCGATTTGGAATTTAAGATCTCTGTAAGTTTGATTTAAAGATCTTAGCTTGTCTAACTCTTCTTGAGTAATTTTGTTTTCTTTTGCCATTTTATTAGATTTAAAATTATGTCACAAATATAGTAAATTTCTATGACAAATTACATAGAGATATACCAAGTTGTATTAGCATTGTTATACTGAAAACAAACTGGAGTATGTGCAACTAATGATGTTGGGGCACCTACAATTGCCGTAGCTCCAGGTGTAATCCAAGTTGTTAGAGGTCTATTGGTAGTTGACATAATAACATACTTAAGACCGTCAATGTTAGAACTAGCGGTTGGCATAGTGATATCAAAGTTAGCACCAGCTGTTCCAGTAAAGTATGTGTTTATGTTTGAAATTGTAGTTGCAATCAGTGTGTTTGTAGAAACAACAGAAGGGGCCTGTGTAAGATTTAACACATCCTGCACTTTAAAGTTTACAGTAGTTCCATTTGAATTTTTAGTTCCAAACAATAAATCGTTTACACTTGGTGATTGAGTTTGATAGTTTCCTGCTTTCATCGTCCTTGTCCTTTATATTTTTTCTTGTAGTTCTTTGATGTTTTTAAAAAAGATGTCTTAGTCTTGGCATGAACACCAGGTCTCTCAACGTGCTTCTTCTCGAATGCCTTTACTTCTAATGTTTTCTTGCTCATCTGTTTCTAAGTGTAAAGTTAATAAAAGTAATTGAATAAAAATTTCTGAATACGTCAACGTCAATAGCAAAGAATCTTACGGGACCAAGTATAATCCTTAAACTTACGTGTCCCCATATCTCTTTGAACCAATGACTCTTGAATTTCATAAGTTTTTTAACATTTCAATCATTCGTGGACAAGGATATATGTCTGCCTTATCTTTACGAACTGAGTTGTGTGTATATATTCCTGGAGTTCCTTTAAATGCTTCTACATCTATTCCGAATATTTCATTTCTGTATGTCTTAGGAATGTCGTATGTTTCGCAAAGATACTCAACTAATTGTCGAGTGCTTTCAATCTGTGCATCTGTATACTTATACCAATAAATATGACCCTTGTATGGCTGATCTAATGTGGTAACCATAGACGGATCTACAGATTTCTTTACATAGTTATAATACTTTCCGTTAACTAGTTTTAATGGCCCCCAGTTACAAACTTCAATTCCTACTGATAGTTTATTCAAGTTTTTATACTTAGTTCCTACCTTAATGAAATCTTCGCTATCTATTCCTAGATGCCATGCCCAATGTCTAGAACTAAAGCACTGTACTATGGTACCTCTCTCTCCTACCACAAATGCAGTAGCTATTCTAGTCTCATTACTATTCCAGTATCTACTAACCGCAGCAGCATCACCACCACCTGCCGTATGGTGAAGGTAAATCTGAGTTTTTTTGCTATCCTCTTGGAAGTACTGACTATCAGATAGGCGTACCTGTAATATCTTCGTTGTGTCTAATTTCATCTACGCTTTTTTTTATTTCTTTAGCTCTTGCAAATAAATTTTTCATTGCCTGCCACAAATCAAGTCCTTTCACTGCTTTGTAGTTCTCGTTAATGCTCATTACCTCAATAGACACAAGTATTAGTGCTAGACCTTTAGTGAATAATAATTCAACCGAAAAAAACTGTAATATAATACTGTTCAATATTAATGCATCTATAGCATAGAACATAACTAACGTTATGCTATATAGTCCTACCTTAGATATCATAGCACTAGCTCCTCCACTAGTGATAGGAATTTTATTTTTCTTAGCTTTCCATATACCTGTAACAGTATCTAATGTAATTACAAATATTATCAATATCAATAGACCATATATTGGAGATAAAAATGTAAATAACATGGCCATTAATTTAATCCAGTTAGAATGCATGGTATTGATAAGTATATCTAGTTGATTTTTCATGAGACAGGTACAATGCTTTTTTTGATGATTTTTATTATGACATATATGAGTATAATTATAAATAATATTCCACCTAAAACAGCAAAGAAGTTAACCCACCAAGGAATGTACTTTATACGTTCTGGCTTTTGAGTTTTTGTTACAAGTTTTGTCTTGTAAATTGTATTTCCTTTAACCGTCTTATATACAGTATCTATACGAGCAATCACCTTGTACTTATTTTCTCTAACTCTTGACTGTAGTTTGATAATAGTACCGTCTTTTTCTGCAAGCCTAGATGCATACACATTACCTAATGAATCACAAAACAATGTATCTTCTATATACACAGTTTCTCCTGGAATTTTAATTGTAGTATCTCTATATTGAGTTATATATACGGTGCTATCCTTCTGTGTACACATAGGACAATACTTTGCCAGTCTTCGCTCTATCGAACAAGAAAATAGACTAACAAACAAAATAAATGTGAGCATGTATTTCATACTCACAAAGATAACTATTTTAATTCATAGTATATTTCCATCGTATCGTCTACCAATATGATACCCTTATCAGTCTCAACGTGAAGTTGAGTATCACTTACAACCTCAATCGGTCCTGTGATTGTATACTCTATTCCATTAATATTAAACATAAGCAAAAACCTTGTATAAATTAATATTAGCTATATCACCTGCATTCTGGCACTGCATAGTTAATAGGATGTAGTTATCTACAGTATAGTTGAATGATACGTTAGTAGCTACACCTGTAGTGTAATCTGAAAATGCAGTATTTGAATAACTGCTTAATACAGTACCATTGTATCCAAAATTTCTTTCTACTAGTCCAACATACTGCGAGCCTCCCCCATTCATGGTGAAGGTAGTATTAAACAAAGTAGCACCTGTTAGGCTATTGGTAGTGTTGAAATAAATACGACCATATAGCTGTCCTAAGTTACTGCCTTGTCGAAACATTCTAAATTGTACCTGGAGTATATTGTTAAGACTTAATGTATTGGCAGGTATCAATAGTGAATGACATACTGTAATAGCTGTTCCTGATGTTGTAGTTCCTAGTATACCCTTAAATCCAAGTAGCTGTGGATTGCTTCCACTTCCACTAACAGTTATATTACCAGCACCTAGTACTGAAGTTCCATTGATTGTTTTAATGTTTGTACCACTTACTAAAGTAGGCTGTACAGCTACATTACCACTACCTAGCAAAGATGTTGAGTTCACTGTCTTAATGGATGTGCCTGATACTAATGTGGGTTGTATTCCAGCACCCGATAACGATTTGTTCTTCCATAGGTCTGTAGACTGATCGTACTGAATTAAGTCACCGTTTAATGGTGACAATATCTGTACGTCATGTAACTCATCAAACTCGTATCCGTTTTGAACCCTAACGTACATTCTACCTGCACTGCCACTACTAGCTGTAGTAACAAATCCAAGATAAACAAGATGGTTTGGTGCGTGAGGCTTTATGTTTGTTATGCTACCTGCCGTTGCATCTAGATACACTGGATCACCGTCAGCCCATGTAGATGTTGGAAGTATACTAAGACCATCAAGCTGACCATTAACTATTATGAAACCTTTCTGGTTCACACCTATGGATGATGACAACACAAGACCAACCGTCTGAGCAGAAGTCGCATCGCTAGTGTTATAAGCCAACTTAACCTTTAATCTGTCTCCCTGACCTCCAGATGCGTATACTGGCTGACCCTTTGTTATTGTTACAGAGTCATCGTTTGTTACATAAGATAGTAACGTATTAGGAGATGTTCCTATTACTTGAAATATGTTAGATGAAGAGTTGTAAACACAAAGCATCTCTGCTCCGTCCTCAATGTCTCCACCTATTAGCTCACCATCATTATTTCTGTATAGTGGCACTGGACCTAAACCATTTACATCTAACGTTGATCCAGTTGTGTTTCCATTAGTAAACCTAACCAAATAAGCATCGCCATCGTTATACGAAGAAAATCCAGTTATAGATACCGAATATGTATCTATTCCAGACGCAGTGCCAAATGGTATACTTGATGTTCCTCCTCCAGAAATAACTTTAGGTTTTCCGTCAGATCCGTTTATCTGTAGTCCGTTAGGCCCAAATATGTATCCGTTTCCGTCAGTTACTTGCATCTTAAGAAAGATAAGTTAGGTCCCTCTTCTCCGCTAATTATAAATGTAGTATTAACGTCAGTTGTAACTGCCGAGATGTAGTCTCCTGGATGTAGTATGTACGTCATGTCGTCAGTCACTGTATCTCCATGAGTTAGATTAAGAGAGTATATGTCAACAGTTGATGCGGTTGACGCTACATATTTCTGTAGCAATACATCGTAGTTAGTAACAGAGTTAGAAAATCTTATGTAGTTTATAGCACAAACGTTCTGTGGCCTACACTCATAGAGTATAGTGCTAGTTAGCCCAACAGATCCTTCGTTACTAATAAGAGCCATCTTACCAAAGAGCTACGATGTCAGTAGCTGATGTAGTTGATGCAAATACTCTAATTACCTGTATCGGCAAAACAACTCCAGCAGGAACATTCTCAAATGTAACGTCATCTCCTCCAGCTGTTAAAACTCTAATAATACCTCCAGATCCAGAGTACAGAACACATGGCCATGTCTCAGTTGGATATCCAACGTATGGAATGTTTACTGTGTCGCTTGGAGTTACAGCTGCTGCTCTACTTTGTTGTAATTTTTGATATGCCATTTTTATTTATTTTTTATAGTGTTTAGTGCATTTAGAATGGCTACTATGTCTGCCAAACTATAAGCTCCTTTCTTTGTAGCTTCGTCTAAAGCTCTTTCAATTATTGATATTGCTTGATCTTTTTCCATGTTATTAAGGAATTAACTCTATTTTATAATAAATACCGTTATGTAGAACTTTAATGTATTCAGTACCTGCAACATTAGTAACTAAGTCTGGCGTAATGTACAGTGATGCTTGAGGCATATCACCGTTAATTATACCGAATCTGCTGCTTAGACCTCCAAATTGATATGCTCCAGTATTAGTATAAAATTCTAAAACATTGATTCCATTTGTTGACATAATCACACTAGGTCCAACTACATTTGAATTTATCTGAAGACCAAAAAAAGGAACTGCTCCACCAAATACATCTCCTAGATGTACATAACTATATCCACCAAGATTATCGTTTATAATATTAATTAAATTAATACCAGAAAAAGAATTAATTCCTATACCTCCAGAAAAATCTCCAAACAAACCAGTACCAAAACCTTGATCATCTTGATATAAGTTTGAGTCAACAATACTACCAGAAGAGTTAGCCCTTGGTATGTAGTTGTTTGTTATAGGAAACGTACCACCTGCTGCGGCAGCAATGTCCTCGATGGTAAATGTTTGATCGTTAGCGTTTACTAATGCTGATCGTCTATTAACTGCTGTTGTAGGCTTAATAGCCTCAAACTTTGTTCCTGGTGGTATCGTTACTGGCATAATATTTTTTTTGTAAAGTTACTAATTTTTCTTTGTACTCTTTCCGTTAGCTCCGTTTCTACCCCTATTTGCAGAAGGAGACTCAAGTACAAATTTACCATTTTTTTTCATACTAACGTCTGGGCCTCCCTTTCCGTCAATACCCCTCTTACGTCTTTCTTTAGTATGCTCTGCTCTGTACTTCTTCTCAGACTCGCTCTTGTTAAGCTCCCTCTGATACTCTCTCCTCTTCTCCGCTGCCGTTGGATTTGCTGCGTAGTACTTGGATGTCTTGCTCTGTCCCATAAAATATTCTGTTAATTAATAAGTTTGGATCGTTTAGTTTTTCTTTTCTTTCCCCACATCCGCAGTCCTCACCAGCAACCGCCTTTACCACCTTCTCAATTCCAGTGGCCCTAGTTATTGCATGGACAGTGTCTCCGAATCCGTAGTGCTTCTTGATTATGATCATGATCTGTATTTTGCTGTCTTCTTAGCTATACTTTTTGGTTGCCCTACAACGTTACCAGTACCACCACCCTGTCTCTTTGCCTTTGTTGTTGCTGCATACTCTTGTGGCGTTAAAGACTCTATAGCCTTCTTAGGAAGGTATCTCTCTCCAGTCTCCTTGCTTGGCTTTCCACTCTTTGTTGTCCACTCCTGCTTTGTCCATTTAGATAGACTGTTTGAGCTAGACTTTTTTCCCTCATACTTTCCACCTGCCTCTTTATACTTAGATACAGCTAGCTGGGCCTTTCTAGCAGACCACTGACCTGCATCGCCTCCCTTTGTGCCTGCCTTAACGCTTGAAACAATTCTGTTCCATAGCTCTGGATTTTTTTTCTTAGCTACGCTCATTACGAACCCTTAACCCATTTCTTACTTGGAGATGCGGTCTTGCTTGGTGACCACTTAACCTTGTCTGCCCAGTATGCTGCACTCATCTTTCCCTTGGAAATATTCTTTGCGTGACGACTCTTAAACGCCTCTCTTTGACCAGCTGTTTGATTGGTCTTAACGCCCTGTTGACCAAAACGAATAGTCTTGATCTGATCGCCTTCCTTGGCAACAACAATGTGACTTTTTGTAGGGTGAGAAGGGGTTCTTTTTGGTTTGTTGAACCCCTCAACACCAGCTCTTTCTAATCGAGAGTCTTTCATTTTTTCATCTTCTTCATTGCAGCCTTCATTCCGTACTCCTTAATCATCTCTTTTTTAGATTCTGATTTTTCGTGCTTCATTTTAGCTGACTTGCTTGCGTACTTCTCGCCAGTCTTTTTTTCTGTAATTGCTTTTTTCATTATCGTGGATTTATTTTTCTATCTTTAATAGTTCTATTAACTGGCATACCCTCAGCGTTGTATCTAGTTCTCTCTACAAAAGAACCACCGCCAGGCATATTGTTAAATCTTTCTACCTCCATTCTGCCACCTCCAATAGTTGGTCTCTCCATCATCGTTCCTTCTACCTCTTGACCATCAAACTCTCTAGATATACTATAACGTTGTTTGTTTAACAAGTCAATTGCTTTGTTCTTGAACGGTGTAGCGTTGTACTCTTGAGCAGCTTCAGCTATTCCACCAGACAACATACCCATGTATGCTTCCTTAACCATCTTGTCCATTTTTCTTGGAGAAGGAGTAGTTGAGCTAGACTTTCTGTTGTTTTTTGGTGCACCAGTAGTTTTTGGAGTCGTTCTATTTTTCATAACTTTGTTTTTGAAATACAAATATAATGAAAATTAGAAAAATAAAAAGGAAGAGAGAGAATATTGTTTACTACGGAAGAGACACAAAGTATGACTTCCTAAAGAACTGGGGGATGATTAGAAAGTGGGCCATATACCAGTACGGACTCAAGTCATCGGCAGACATAGACATGCTTCTGTTCCTATACTCAGAAAAGCTTTTCACACGAACTAAGTTCCAGGAGTACGCATCATTTATGAGCTGGGACAGAAATAGGTTTGACAGACTTCTTAGAGATGGATTCATATCAATATGGAGAAAGAAGAAGGCTGGAGAGTACAACCTGTACGAGCTATCGTTCCAGTCTAAAAAAATGATAGCCAGCATGTACAGAAAGCTAATTGGGCTAGAACCCTTCCCAGAGACACCAAGACGAAATAAGGTTATGAAACCAAATGCATCTTACTCCGAAAGGATGCTAGCCCAAGCTATTAAGAGATTTAACTCAGATTTTAAAGAACACAAACAATATCCTTCTCTTGAACAACAGTAAGCCTGTTGTTGTCGATCATGACCTCGTATGAGTGTACCTTGTCGTACATCACCTTATCACCTTTCGACATCTCAGATACGTTTGATCCAGTATCGAAAATTGTGCCGTAGTGATACCTCATGTCTTGGTACTCTTCACCGCTAAGTATCAAGCCACTCTTGGATTGTTTTTGTTCTACAACCTTCTCTATCAGTATAAATTTATTTAGTACTTTCATCTGCTCTGACATTTGTTATAATTGCGTTTGTACTCATAATTGTTGTTGCAACAGACACAGCGTTTAGTAGTGCGTTCTTTGTAACCTTAGTCGGGTCAATGATACCCATCTTGATCATGTCACCTGCAACCTCGTTCTTAACATCATACCCCCATCCCTTGTTCTCAAACATGTTAAGAGCGATTGACTTAGGGTTCTTACCTGCGTTGATCAAGATCTGATTGAACGGAGCGATAAGAGCGTCATACATGATCTTAGATGCTACGTCATCGTTGTCGTCAATCAACGAGGCACACTCTGCCAATGCAATACCTCCACCTGGAAGAATTCCTTCCTCTAACGCAGCCATAACAGCGTATACGGCATCGTCAATTCGGTCTCTCTTCTCCTTCTGCTCGATGTCGCTCTGTGCTCCAACGTATATAACTCCAATTCCACCAGAAATGTTTGCTATACGCTCTCTCAAGAACTCTCTTTCTACCTGATCGTCAGTCTGATTGATCATTACGTTAAGCTCAGACAAGTGATTGTCGATGTCTTCCTTGAACTCAGCATGGTGCATGAATACCGTCATGTCTTTCTTTACAATAATCTTTGACGCTCTACCTAGGTCAATCAAGTTAATGATAGAAAGGTCGTCACCAGTGTCCTCGCTAAAGTATGTTCCACCCAATGCAACAGCTAGATCTTTCAGTAGGTCTTTCTGTCTGTATCCAAACGATGGAGGCATAATGTTGCACGCCTTGATCTTGCCTTGGTACACGTTAACGTTTAACGTCTGAAGCGCGTTTGGACCTAGGTTACCAATAATTAGTAATGATCTACCCTGTGATACAATTGGCGCTAAGATCTTCTCTAGGTTAGAGATGTTATTGATCTCATGGTCGCAAATCAATACATACGGATTCTCAAGGATGCACTCCTGCTTCTTCTGATCGTTAACAAAGTAAGGCGAGGTGTAACCCCTCTCTATTCTCATTCCGTTGATGATCTCTACCCTTGTCTCAGAGTTCATGCTGTTCTCAACAGTCACAAGAGAAACCTCAGAGAATGCGTCACCGATCATCTTGCCAACCTCTTGGTCGTTGTTTGCAGAGATAGATGCCACGTCATACAGCCTGCGTCCGCTAACCTTCTTTGATCTCTTCTCAAGGTTTGATACAACGTTCTTGGTGATGCTGTTAATCTTGCGTATCACCTCAGTTACGTTGTGATCTGGACTGATATACTTGTCAGCAGCGTCAATAATAGCCTCTGCAAGCACAATTGACGTGGTTGTACCATCGCCAGCAACGGTTGCAGTCTTGTCAGCAGCCTGTCTCATCATGATCACAGCCAGGTTCTCAGTAGGGTCGTACAGGTTTATTGACTTAGCGACAGTCACACCGTCCTTTGTCACCGTAATACCGCCAACATGGTTCTCAGACTCAATCAAAACAGTCCTACCTCTTGCTCCAAGAGTACTCTTTACTGCTCCAGCGATCTTTTTGATGCCAGATTTCAACTTTTTTTGGCCTTCATCGCCAAAATGGATCTCTTTTACTATCATTTTATTAAATTTTACACCAAATTTAGTAATTTTTTATTTAATAAAACAAAAAAAGGGGCCGAAGCCCCAATTTTTTAGATTTTTTGGATTATTTATTTAATAAATCTATTCCATCCAGTATATTGCTTCATTTTAGCTTCAACAGTATTTCTATTTGTCGCATTATCTTCAGCAGATTTAACGTATTGCTCCTGTTTGTCATATCTCTTATTATAATTTGAGATATTAGCGTTTAATGTATTTCTGTTTTCTGCCTGCCTCATTGAAGCAATGCTTTTTAAATTTTGAACAGCTGATTGAACATATCCAGACATTGCGCCTTCTCTTCCCTTTTTATCTATATCTGCTGTCCAAGTTTTAAGTTTTGATTTTTCACCCTCTGCCCATACTTTAGTTCCTTCTGAATGTAAGTCACCTCTATTAGCATATCTAGCTGAAAGTCTACCAGTTTTAATATCTTTTCTAAACTCTTTAGCTCCTTCTCTCTTGTCTGCTCCAGTTAAACTTGTATTTTTCTTCCAGTCTCTCTTCTCTTGTCTAATGTCTTTTATGTCAGATCTGATAGCCTTGCTTATATTCCCCTCAGTTTCATCCATGCTAGAGTAGTAACCACCATGACCAAGCTCTGACTCTGGAGAATAAAACGCCTTTGCCATTCTCTCTTCTCTTTTGTTTCTACCTCCAGAAACGCCCATACGAAAAGATGACTTTAATTCTCCATCAGATATTTTTTTACGAAGACCCCACTTACCACCTGCACCACCTTCTCTTGACTTATCAACCTCAACATTAATTCTACTAGGTACTGGAGGCTGCCAAGATCCTTCTTCTAAAACTTTAACATCACCAAGGGTTTTCATTTTATTTTTTATAAGACCTGGCTTTTTTAATTCGATAGGTTTAACTGGTTCTTTAACCTCTGGTGTTGACTCTTTCTTTGTTGGAGGAGGAGGAGGAGGTGTAGGTGTTGTTTCTTTAGTTTTTCTAATTGAACTAACACCATAAGTCTCTCCGTATCCTTCCTTAACGCTAATATCTACCTGTCTATTGACACCCTCCTCTGATGGAGTATACTTTTCTCCAGGAATGGTTGCTTTTTTTATAGCACTTTTCCATTTTGGACTATCAACTTTATAGTTAAGATTAGCAAATGTTCGTTTTCTACTGCTACCCATTTCAGCATAGTCTTCTGTAAGAATTGGCTCCTCGTAGTTTACATCGTCTAGCTTATCAGTTTTTCCTTCAAGGTAATTCTTTACCTCTTGAGGGAAAAGTTGATATCTACTATCTTTTCCAGGTTTTGCTTTTGTTCCACCCTTACCAAAGAAATCTTCGTTTAGTTTTCCAGACTGAAACATTGTTCTTAACTCTGGCCAGCTAGACACCTTACCTCCACCCTTGATTGTTTGACCATAAACCTCTGGGTCAGCTATTCTGGCTCCAGTATTTGGATCGGTTGTTTTAGGAGAAAATCTCCCGTATTTCATCATTGCCATTTGAAAACAAGTTTTATAATTAATAAATTGATCTGAAGCTCGTAGTATTCATATCCTTCTTCCTTACCGTATACCTCAAATCCGACATTCAGTCCGACAGGTATCATGTTATGAATTTCGAGCATCATATTCTTCTACAAATTTAGCCATTTTTTTATTATTCATTTCTACCATTTCGGCCAACCGTCTGATAGATCTTCTGCTCCTTGGTTTTGGATGTTCCTTCCTAGCTTTAGCCATATCTTTTTTTTGTCAAATATACGGAATTTTTGGGTAATGGGGGGATTTCAGGCTGGCGAGGCGAAAAGGAAAACGGTTTTAAAATCGAGGGGGGGGTAGTCATTTCCAAAAGTTCGTTCGGAATTTCTAGCTTTTTGCCTGCCGACCTACCTGCCTGCCTGCCTGCTGTTCGCCGTGGCTGTTGGCATGCTGTCGCGTAGGTAGGTAGCACTACCTACCTACCAACCAACCAACCCGATGGTCTGACTACCTGTCTGACGTCCTGTCTTATAACTTTGATTATGTTAAATAGAATTAACATTCGTTAACATTTGCTGTTGTGATGGCGTGCCTGTCGTCCTGTCGTTTTGCATCCCTGTTGCACGTCCTAACAGGGAGGGCAAGACCTGTTCACCATGCGAAATCCCATACATTTTTTATGCACCCATGGTGTAATTCCCTGTAAGCCTTATCCACACTACGTTTCAGACGTTTTATACCGATAACCAAACCCGTCATATACGTATTTCTACTTAGTACCCACTACGTAGTTCTACTTAGACTCTTCTACGTATAAACACGTATTTTGCAATCTAACTGAAAAAAAATTGTATCATTTCGAGACATACTTCCGTTATTTGTATCAGAGACGCTGATGAACATCACCACAATCTCTAGAGTTCTTTGACATATTGGTAAGACAATAAACATCAACGGGGTAGGTCAGACCTAGGGTTGTACGGGGTAAGTATAAGGACTCCCAAAAGCAACGGCAATCAGTACATTACTCAGATGGCTGATGTCAACACCATGCATAGCATAGGGATAAAGAAGAGAGATAGCAGTTTCACGTGGCTATCAAACCTAGAACTTGTGATGGTTCGATTCCATCTATATAAGCGAGGTGCAAGTTCAAAATGTAATCTTAGGTGCACCTAGAGTGACTAGTTAATCAGAGCGATACTGAGTGCACCACTAACCAATAAACTATATAACCATGGAAGCTAGAGTAATTAGAATTGAGGGCATCTTCGAGGTATGGGGATTCTTTCAGAACGGAGTATTAGTAAGAGAGCAAAAGGTGCGCATCCCGTTCACGCATCGTTAATTAAGTAACCAATAAATATATATAACCATGAAAGCAATTGATGTAATAACCAAGTTGTACGTAGGAGTAATGTTTGGCATGTTCGCTTACGGAGTAACGTTTATCGTGTACAAGCTAATCGTTGGGCAAGTAAGCCACATGTACATTTAAGGTTAACTGATGAGATTTGAATAATCGAAACGGCATTCACAAGATGCCGTCTTAACCAATAAAACATAGGAATCATGACAAAAGGAGAAAAATTCAGAGCGCTGTTGAGAAGATACAGCACAATCAAGGACGAATTGCTAGACTTTACCGAGGAGCACCACGATGGGATGCTATTTGACATAGAGGGCTATTGGGATACGTTTGACCTAGATGACCTAGAGACCTTAGAAAAGCAAGTACAGGCGTTTGAAATGATGCTAACGGCATACAAGAGTATTAACTATATATACGGATAACCATGAGAACATACTATATCTGCGATGAAGACCACTATGGTCAGCGCACAGGAACATACAGGACGATAGAGCTATCTGATGAGCAAATAACACTAGATAGATTCGGTCTCAAGAGATACAAAGGACAATTCCTATACGAGACACTATCTAGTGTGCTCAGAGCATGTCAAGATTAACTAACCAACAAAAACATAGAAACCATGAAAATCTTATTAACAGCACAAGAGTCAGAGCAAATTTTTTACGATTCACTCTGCAACGGACATCAGATTGCGTACTACGGACTACAGCTAGAGTACGATGACAAGGAATACGATAAGGCTAAGAAACGACTAGTAAAGAAAGGCGAGAGCCCATGCCTAGAGGACGTGTGGATGGAAATACTAAGGGGAGGAGGTATGCTAACATTAGTAGACGAAGAGAACGGACTAGAGCCATCGGTTATAAGCCTACATGATGTGCATGCACGTGTACAAGAGACGGATGCACGTCACCTGTTAGATGCGATAAACGAACAAGGTGATGGGGATACGGCTGATGTAGTACTACAAACCGTTTTCTACCGAGAGGTGATATTTGGATAAAAACTTAAAACAGGAAAACATGATAGTAGCAAAGAAGGTATTTGTAGTAGTAGGTAGCAACGATGGTAATCTCGGGGTATACACTAACGTAAAGAGAGCATACGAAAGGGTACAGGAGTACTTCAGTAGCTGTGATGAAACACCAAGCATGAGCTATGCTCAAGTATGCAAGGCGGTACAGGGATGGGGATGCATAATTGGTGACGGATATGTATCGGCAACCATACAGGTATTCTACTTGAACGATTAACTAACCAATAAACAATAGAAAACATGACAAAATACGGAAAAATCAACGACAACGTAGGCTTTAGAAAAGTAGACGGAGTAATCAGACGATTGACAATCAGAGAGCAATTGTTACAGGTAAAACACTTTAAAGGTATCAATGAGATAAACCATCCGATGTTGGGTAAAATCGAAGTCGATCGAAATAAGGTAGACGAATTGTTAAACTACGAAGATGGTCATCTAATCAGATTCAAAAAATCAATGTTCAAATGATAACATATGCAATAATACAGCGCTCATTCTATGGTGGAGTGCGCTCATACAAGAAGACGTTCAACGATGACAAACACTTCCAAAATTGGTGGTCAATGATGAACAGGAAAGGTGTAACGATAGTAGATGTATTTGAAATTAAAAACTAGAAATCATGAATAAATTAACTGAAAATCAAATCAAATTGATTGACTCAATAACTAATGAGTTTATCAAATCAAACAACCAATCTAGCAATTCTATGGGGATGCTTATAGATATACCCTTCCTTTTAAATGAGAAGAAGGAATGGGAAGAGACAATTCGTGTCCTCACTAAACAAAATGAATACTTTCACGAAATGGCAATTCAAGAAGGCAGAAATGCCTACGATAGATTGTGTGCAGAACTGACGGGTATTGGCTTTGTTGAAAAAAAGGAAGACGATTATGGTTCTGAAATCAAAATCTCAAAGCATAAGGAGCATAACGGATATTATTTTAGAATAAGCATTTCAGCACCAACATCAATCTATAAACATAATAAAATTGGCGATTACTTTAAGTATGCTGATAGTATAAGGGTATCTTGTTATGCAAGTTCTTGTAGAGAATACATAGCAACTAGTGTTGAAGAATTATTAAAAGATAGAGACGTTGCTAAACGAATATTAGAAATATTAAAATAAACCAATAAACCATGAAAAGAAAATTCAAAATCAGATTCCACCTAGGTGCAGGTGAGAACTACATGAAGTGGAGAATAGAGGACACAACTACCAAGAACGTGTGGTTCTTTGAGCCAGAAGATTTCAGCGCAGTCATCATCAACGGGAAGCTTCACAATCATCCTTCTACCGCCAAGAAGATTAATGATGGCGCTAACAAAACTGTTTGCGCATGGATTATGGCCGAGGACGTTGTGATGTACTCCAACGAGAACATGTGGATGCGCGGACAGGTAGCCTACAATCCTAGAGTGATGCCACATTGGATTGACAACAACGGCAACAACGTTGACAAGCATGAGTATGCAGAGATGCTAATTGATAACAAGAAAATATATACACCATGAACAAGTATAGGGTAATAACAAAGCAGGGTAGTTTCATCGTAGAAGGATGGAACGAAGGAAAAGTAATGTGGCTCATGTCATACGAGGGCTACGAAGTAATATCAATAACACAAATACCATGAAAACAATTTTTGCAGTACACCACGTGTTCGATTGTTTAGACTACAACGAGCACCATTATTTCAAATCATTCGCTGAAGCATTCGATACGCTAACCGAGATAAAGAATGCTATGCAGGAACACCTATCCATTGAGAAGGTATACAGAGACCTACAAGATGATTTTTACGTCCTTGATGCCAATGGACTACAGCGAGTATACATCGAAGAAATATATATATAACCATGAGAAACACAATAAGTAAGAAATTCATAATTGACTATATAACTAGTAATTATGGTCCAATGAGACACGACATCTACAGGATGTATTATGCAATAATCAAAACAGCTAAAGAGTACAATCTAAATAAAAAGGACTTGTTCTTTTATATAATAGAGAGACGAGGAGACATTCCTATGACGACTAGCTATGGATTTGATACGGCATACGGAAGAGAGATAAGAGAATGTTTTGAATACAATTATTATAATAACTAGAAACCATGAACGAGATAGAAAAAGCAAAGCAAGTACTCCGCGAGGCAGGGTTCTATGTAGACAACCTATGGAGCATTCAAGATGTGCGTGACGATGACAACGAACTAACGGATGAACAAAAGATGCAAGCGTTAGACATGGCGTTTGATAATGAAGCTACAATGGAACAAATATTCTATGCCATAGACGTATCAGTTGAAATAATAACCGAAAAAATAAAGTAACCATGACAACAATAGGAGTAAAGATATCTCTTGACAACGTAGTAAATCTATATGTAGGTAAAACAGATAAATGTACATGCGGATGTCGAGGGTACTACATCATAACTGAAAAGCAACGTGATGAACGAATCAAGCAGGATGGTGTTGAATTGTACGCTGACGACAAAGAGATACTAGATGCAATGGATGAGATATCAAATCACAAAGATGTCATTGTAAGTGTACTATTCGATGAGATTCAATTTAAAACAGAGAAATATATATTATTCGTTAAACTAAAATAACCATGTTACTAATCATATTAAACATAGTACTACTTGAGATAGTACTGAGCATAGACAACGCATCGGTAATGGCAACGATGGTAAGAACACTTCCAGAATCACAGCAGAAGAAGGCGTTAACCTATGGGATAGTAGGTGCATACCTGTTCAGAGGACTAGCGCTATTCATTGCATCGTTTTTAATCAGCATGTCATGGCTAAAGGTCATCGGAGGATTGTACCTAGTGTACCTGTGCATCAAAAGTTTCAGAGGTAGCGATGATTCTAATCACACAGCAACACCAAAGTCATTTTGGTTGACCGTACTATCGATCGAAATGATGGACTTGGTGTTCTCTATCGACAACATACTAGCATCGGTATCGTTTACTGACAGCATGCTCATCATCATACTAGGCGTGTTCATTGGAATCGTAGCAATCAGATTCGCAACCACCACGTTCATTCGAATCATCAACAAGAATCCAATGATGGAGAAGGTATCATATGCTGTGATAGGTATGTTAGGGGTCAAGCTAAGCTTGTCATACTTCATTCCCGTACTAAACACTGAGAGCGTTGACATGATGTTCTCGGCCTTGACTCTAATAATGTTTGCAGTACCACTAATAATCAAATCAAAATGACACAAGAAGAAATGACAAGAATCATTCTAGCATACGAGCTAGAGATGCGAGAACTAAAGGATGCCATGAGAGAAGCATTCGGATCGGGTGACGAGTATACCCAACGTGTAACGGCACAATGGATTGCCGTTGAAGAAATACTAATCAGATTAAAACTAAAAGAAGAATGAAAGAACAAATTTTATCAAAGGGAAATAAGATTTTCTCTGTAACCTTTATCAAGAAGGATGGTTCAACAAGAAGGATGGTCGCTCGCCTAGGAGTCCGAAAGGGAGTAAAGGGTGTAGGCATGTCGTTCAGTCCATCTGAGAAGAATCTCATGGTGGTATTCGACATGCACAAGCGAGCCTTCAGAATGGTGAACCTAGAAACGATTGTAGAACTTAAATGATGATTGTGATGAATCTAATAAAATTTTGCGAGCACACCAAGGAGTGGGGTGGCTGCGTGTACTCACTTCCTCTCGGCCAGTTTGCAGGTATGGAGGACATGGAGACTATCGAAGGAACGGTTGAGGTGTACAGGTTCACTGACTTGGAATCAATCAAGCACTATGTCAGAAAGTATGTAGACAAGTACATCGATCAATTGGTCGACCACGACAACTACATGCGTTCATACGTATCAAACAGGAAGCTGTACATCAACATAATGAGAATAACCGAATGAAACGAATAACAATCCTTATAAAAAATGTTGATATTGAATTTGAAATCATCAAAAATTCACATTGGTCATCTTTAAAAAAGTACAAGTTGAATGATGTTGTTAATGATTGGGATTCTATACAAAACATTGATAATGATAACATCAAAACAATAAAATACTTTGTTGATAACCCAGAGCTATTATACAAACAATGTTTGGTTTATGATAAAAATGGGTTGGCTGACGGGTATCATAGATTAACTGCTATGAAAATAATTGGGTTAGACAAATTCTGTTATAAATATGAAGATGAATATAGTGGTGATTAAATAAGTGCGTGGTGTTTTTTTCTTTTAAAATTTTCAACCGAAATGTTGATTAGAAGGATGAACAGAACACTTACTGCTAACAGATACATCTATCTATCTAACAATCAGTATGTTAGCTATATCAACACTTATATCAGTGTTAACTTGTGTTGAAAAATGTTAGTTTTTTTTCAAATCAACACTGATTAACTGTCTGATTTACAACGAGTTGTAAGTCAGAATGTTGAAATGTTAATTTTTGACCTAAAAAACTCTAGAAATTTTTTTATAGTAATATACTATACTATAGTACTATATATATATATTTTATTTTTATTTTCGAATTAGGGTATAAAAATTAACATTTTAACACTAACCCAATAGAATCAATGGTTTAAGAAAAAAAAATCAACACTAAACCAACACAAACCAACATTTTTTAACATCTATTAACAAAAACCAACACAAATGAAAGCAAGAGTTAATCCGTTCTATCGGTCAGTAGTTCTGTCGGTAGAGCAATCTGAGGTGGCTGAGTTATTCTTTGAGGATACAAACGAGTGGCAATCGGTAGCAATCAATGGCAAGATGTATGACGTACATCTAAGCTACGAGCCTGTTGAGTCATTTAGGAACAGGCAGGCTTGGTTAGATTCGTTAGTCTCCGTATATTTGGTAGGTGATTACACTGACGAGGAGTACTACTCACGAAATTTAATAACAGAAGTAAAACTAGAGCTATGACAGAAGGAAGTTATTACATAGACAGGAGCATGTCTATAAGGAAGTCTGTGATAATTTATCATAACAAGGGTTCTGTTCATTCACCAATCGTATACATAAAGAAGCCGAAATGGGTGAGCGAAGAAGAGTTCAATGATTTTTTAGACAGGATGCAGATAATGGTTAAACCTAAAAAAGATTAACATGAGCAATAAAAGTAATTCATCTGGAGGACTAGGGTTAGGCATGACCCTATTCTTAATATTCATGATTTTAAAACTAACGGGTTATATAAATTGGTCATGGTGGTACGTAACACTTCCGTTATGGGCTCCTCTTTCGTTAGTTATTATATTATCGGGTATAATGGTAGTATATAAATACATTAAAAGATATGATTAGATACAAGATAAGATACGTACAGAACGGAGAGGAAGAGAAGCTGTACGTTGTAGCCCCGAACGAAGACGTGGCAATGATGTTCTTCGAGTTAGCCTTTGACGATGTTGTCTTCCTATCGATCGACAAGGCAGTAGTACAGATAATAACACCGAAGCTATGCTCAAACTAGTAAGGTACACCATCATTTGGGTCAGCCAAAATCTAAGCATTCCGTTTTGGATGGTCGGACATGTACACCTATCGGTGAATGTTTATGACGACATATATGAGATACTGGCATCCATGGGGATGAACATACTAGTGGCAGTTGGATTCGTGTTAGGTTACATTGACGAACAAAAAAAATAAATGCCTATGACAAACTTACTTTTATCGGCAGCCGTATGGTTTCTGTCGTACTACCTAGCGCTTCGGTCTATTGGCAGGTTCACCCTTGCAATACTTCCGTTGTTGTTGATCAACTTTATATCAATGTGTTCAATAATCTATAATTTTATAATGCTATGGCAATAATTCTAAATCAAATCCTTACTCCCGATGGGACGATACTGAGGAGTACAAGTGGAGATGTGTATGACTTTCATCACGACAGTGTAACGAAAAAGTTGTACGCCGTTTCTGGAGGAGTAAGTGAGGTAGTTCGGGTGATCCCCGACAGAAATTCAAGAGACATATCCGTATGGTCTTACGACACTAACGATAGCCTAAAGGGACGGCTACACGTTAAGTTTAAAAATGAGATAGTCCCAATTCGTAAATTAAATAAAAAACAAGTTACCATGTACCTAAAAAATCTAAAAACTGAAAACCTGTACGATGCCATATTGCGCAACGTACTTACATCAATGATGATGCTATTCATCGTGTTCGGATCATTCGCTCAGAAGTTAATTCTAAGCGATAGATATAATTCAATATCCATGAATGAGTTCCCAGTGCACTACATGCACAGCGCAGGGTTCACAACAAAGGACGATGCCATACTTAATCATAAGTATGTATTGGCTATCAATGGTATTGACACATCTCTAACAACTGTTGAGTACGAGCTAGATGCACCAATATTTTCTAGCTTTTTACATGAGAGTAGCAAGAAGTTATTAATCGTTACATACATAAGAAAGAACATGTTCGGTGGTTACACAAGCTGTTTTATGGAATGTGATAACGTTACGTTTGATTTGTTCGAGAGCGATGGTTACATGCTAACACAGAAAAAAATTAAGTAGTATGAAGGCATGGGAGCAGATATCATCTAACGATGACAACAGGGTGTTCAGAACAATGAACAGCTCTTGGTACATTGACCATGGTGTGAAGATCGAGTGCTTTGATGAGGACGGCCGAATTGAGGTGATGAACGTCATGACGGCCTCCGACTTCCACGAGCCGATCACAGATGAGCAGATGTACTTCTTTGAGCACATAGGATGGGAGGCAGGTTGCTACAAGGTTAATGTAGACACATGTGACACTCGCGCAAAGTTCTACGAAAGGCTATCGTATTTAGCAAAAGATGACCAATCTTTGTATGAATCTGAGACAATTGATGAAAGATTAAACAAAATGTTGGAAAAAAAAGATAAATACGTTAGGAAATTAGAAAAAATATTAAAAACTTTGTAATCAATTCAATTTAATATATGGCACACTGGAGAAATCTAATGAAAGACAACAAGTACCTCGGAGCGTGGGACTTGGAGGTTGACGGCAAGTACGAGCCGAAGATGGTAACTATCGAGAAGATATACCAAGACACATTCGTAGGTGAGATGGGCAAGGAGGACAAGGTATTCATCAAGCTGAAGGAGTACGGCAAGCCAATGGTTTGCAACCGCTCAAACTTTAAGAGGCTTGAGACATTCTTTGAATCGTTTGACCCTAACTCATACATAGGCAAGCAGATAGTTATAACAACCGAGAAGGTCAAGTCTCCACAAGGATTGGTCGATGCGCTGAGATTCAGCACCCGTCCATTACCTAAGAAGGAGCTACCTACCTTGAACGAAGATCAGCTGGAGAAGGCTATTGAAGCTGTGAAGTCTGGCAGAACAACGATCGAGAAGATCAAGAAGCAGTACACAATTACTGAGGACCAACTAAAGATGTTCAGCAATGATTAAGGTACGATCATCGGGATGCCATCCGTTGTTCAGCGGAACACGAGATGGACTAACTCCACTACAAATGGAGAAGCTGTTAGACTACAGAGGACGGCCAAAGCTAACTGACAAGCAACAAGAAGAGCTTTCAAAGCTTGAGATGAAGCTTATGTCTGGAGGTGACTTGAGCGAGGGTGCTAAGACGTATGTCGAGGAGATGATTGACGAGATGGTGTACGACTACAAGACACATGTCAGCACCAAGGAGATGACCAAGGGTACAAACATTGAGGACGAATCAATCGAGGTCTACAACAGGTTGTTCTTTACTAGTCACTATAAGATGGCTGAGTTTGACGAGTTCTACGAGCTGAGGTACGGAATATCTGTAGGTCACCCCGACATTGTCGACAAGGAGGCAATGAAGGTGATCGACATCAAGAGCCCATGGTCAAAGAAGACAATGCCTAAGACAGTCAAGAAGGCTGAGAAGAAGGTCAAGGATGCAGGGTATGACTGGCAGGTCAAGCACTACCTGTACATGTTACGCAAGACAACAGGAAAGGACTGGAGAGATGGAGAGGTTGCGTTTGTGTTGACCAACACGCCAGAGGAACTTATATCAGACAACGAGAACGACAGCCTGCACTACATGGACGATCTTGATGATACGTTAAGAGTGACGATTGTGAAAGTAGAGCTGACGGATGACGACATCAGTTGGATGGACAGCCAGCTTGAGAAGGCAGAGAACTATGCAAGAATGTATTTTAATTACCTAAACAATAAAAACAAATGAGTGATTTTAAAATGAAGGGGGTTTTAAAGGTTATAAACCCATCAGTACAGGTGAGCGAGAAGTTCACAAAGAGAGAGTTCGTATTGAACGAGCCACACGATCAGTATCCACAGGACATCTTGTTCCAGTTAACGCAGAAGAACGTTGACGTATTGGACAAGTTTGTTGAGGGTCAAGAGGTTGAGGTGTCGTTCAGAATTCGTGGACGAGAGTACAACGGCAAGTATTTCAACAACATTGAGGCTTGGAGAATTGAGGCGATTGGTGAGATGCCTAGTGCGTCTCCAGCGAAGGAGGAAGATGCGTTACCGTTTTAATCTACTACTAATCAAGGTGGGTAGTCACACTACCCATCTTTAATTTAATTAAAATAAAATGAGCGATATAACAAAATGCTACGGGGCTGATTGCCCAATGAAAGAAAGCTGCAAGAGATTCACAGCTAAGCCAAATGAGTTTGCACAGTCATACTTCCTTGAGCCACCATACCACATCAATGAGGGAGGATTTTTGTGTGATATGTACTGGGGTGAACAAGCGGAGGGGGTATGGAACACGCTTCAAGAGGCTGTCGGTATACACATTCCTAACTTTAACGATATTGAAATGGACTATGACGCTAGGGATCACAATTTGTGATGTCAACTTTTAGGCTTAAAAAACTTGACAAAATTTAAGTCTATAAACTTGTTATTTTGTCGCAAATATAGGAGATACTTGCGACATAATCGTAAATCGCAATACGCAATAATATGAAACAAACAGCAGTAGATTATATTAAAGAGAAATTAATGTGCAATGAATATTGGTATGAAAATATGACCTTTGACCAAATATTTGACCAAGCCAAAGAGATGGAGAAAGAGCAGATAATTGAATCTTGGTGGGATGGTTGTCAAAATTGGGATAATGAAAAAGAACCAGAACAATACTACAACGAAACCTACGAATGAAACAGACAGCGGTACAATGGTTCGCACTAAAGTTGATGCACCTAAAAATGAATCCAAAAGAAGTCTTTGAGTTTGTAGGATGGCTTGAACAAGCCAAAGAAATGGAGAAAGAGCAAATAGAAAATGCTTTTAATTACGGACAACTTGACTTGGGAATGGAAGCAGATGAATACTACAACGAAACATTTAAAAATGAAATATGAAAAAAAGACAAACCGCTGTTATGTGCTGGGCGGTTTATCAGCACTAAATTTAATTTGAAAATGAAATGAAAGTAAAAGAAATCATTGAGAAACTTTGTAGCCACGAAATATCAAAACAAGACGCTATTGAACAGATAGTCGTGATAACAGACGGGCTTCGCAAAAACAACGCTTTGGAATTTAATGTTGAAGAAGTGTCTTTTTCGGTTGAAAATAATCACGGCTATTTAAAATTAAAATTGCCATACCAATATTCAAAGATTGAAAACAGGGTTAAGTCAGGCGACAAAGTTGATGTTGTATTCCTACCGTAGCCTTGCACATAACTTGTATATTTAGAAACTTAAAAAAGAACTATGAAAGAACAAACAGCAGTAGAGTGGTTTGAGGACCAGGTAGGCCATAACTCCCTAATGGGGTTGAAAGAATGGAATGAGATATTTGAGAAAGCCAAAGAAATGGAGAAGGAGCAGATAATTAATGCACATAAAGACAGTGCAACGTTTGAAATGGATGCTGATAGATATGCCGAAAAATACTACAACGAAACCTATAAACAACAAGAACAATGACACCACAAGAAAAAGCAAAAGAATTAGTTGATAAGTTTGAACCATTTTGTTATTCTGACCCACGAATACAAGTAACAGATTATGATTGTGCTAAACATTGCGCATTGATTTCAGTTGATGAGATACTAAAATCAAATCCTTGTTCTGAAGGTTCAGATAGGGGTGGAAATTTTATGTGGGTTGACGATACATATTATTGGGAACAAGTAAAACACGAAATAAATAACCTTTAAACAAGAACAATGAAAAAAGTAAGAATAGTTAAAAGAACAAATGTAGATGGAGTTATTACTTATATTATCCAACAAAAACATTTTATTTTTAGATGGTTGTGGGTGGATGCGTGGATTAATAATTTAGTTGACATTAATTGTGAATATTCTTCATTAGAAGAAGCTAAATGTCACTTATGTTATTTTAATGGAAGTAAAGCAGTTATAGAAGTTATAGAAGTACAAAACCTTTAAACAACAAGAACAAATCAATAAAGAATAAGGGGTAAAAATTGCCACATTAACTAAATAGAAATGATATGAAAGCAATACTTGAATTTAACCTACCAGAAGATCAAGCTG